AGCGCCGCCTCGTAGGCATCCGCCAACGGCAGGTCGACGTGCCCCCCCTCTCCCGGCAGCGCCTGCCAGCCGCCGCCTGCCAGAGGCAGCAGCGTGGCCACGCCAAGCCCGGTGCCGGGCCCGATCACCAGCGCCGGCGCGCCCGTCTCCGCAACGCCATCGCAGATGGTGCGTCGCTGCGCTTCGGCGACCCGGGTCATACCCAGCGCCATGGCCGCGAAGTCGTTGATCAGCAGCAGCTCGTCCAGCTGCAGGGCACCACAGAAATCCCTGCGCCCCAACCGCCAGTGGTTGTTGGTGAACACGAACTGCTCGCCCTTGACCGGCCCGGCACAGGCCAGGCAGGCCGCACCGACGCTGCCCGGCGCAAGACCGAGCGACGCCAGGTAGTACTCGACCGCCAGCTCGGGCGTGGCGAAATCCGCCGTCGCCAGCACGCGCACCGCTTCCAGCCGGGCGTTACGCCAGAGCGCGAAGCGCGCGTTGGTCCCACCGATGTCACCGACCAGCGCCAGCCTCATCGCAGCACCTCCAGCCCGGCGGTGAACACACTGGCACCCTGTTCCGCCGAGCTGAACGCCGCCCGCATGAAGCCGAACAGCTCGCGGCCGCAACCCTGCGCGCCCGCCGCCGGCGCCGCTGCCGGTGGTGCCGAGGTTGATGAGTTGTTGTGGCATAGGGCTCACCCTTATTTTCAGGTTTACAGGTCAGCAGACGTCTCAATGTCGTGACTACCGGGCTGTGTTAACTCCCCGTTTATTACGACGAAACCTTCATGGGGCTGGAATTGGTCGACAACTAAGATACCCAGCCCGGCTAACTGCTCGAACTCCGTTCCATCGGGACATACATGAACGAATTTCAGGCGTCCACTGGATCTTTCATAATAAATGACCTTCTTCATCGCATAACTCCATTCGCAGACAGGGCACTCGGTAAACAGTAACCGGAGACGCATATTGTGCTCCAACTCTAACTCTGAAAATATACTGGCCTGCAGGAAGAACCGCGTTCCCCATGAACGCCCCATTGTTAGCCCCAGTAAAGGTAGAAACGTTATATATTATGGCGTTACTAATAGGAGTAACGACAACTACAGTGCCTGAAGAATTAAGCACCTCTACAACTATCTCCGTAGTTCCTACATCTGTCCCGCTTACTTTAGTGGTTTGTACAGCGCATATAAGAAGAACGTTTGTCTGCTCAGAGTAGGTGACAAGACCAGAGGAAAGTAGGGTACTCCAGCTGGTGCTAACAGAATCTGCTGACGCCGTCTGCATATGGTAAGGTACGGTCACTGAGTTCCCTGCCAAGTTCAGCGTCTTAATCTCTGCGTTACCAATCTTAGCTCCAGTGATTGCAGCGTCTTTTATCTTCGCTGAGTCGATAGCTGCGTCGGCTATTTTCGCAGACTCTATTGCGGCGTCTTTTATCTTCGCAGTTTCAATCGAAGCGTCGCCGATCACCGCCGAGTTGATGAACACCTGACCGCCCTGAACAACGAACGGCGACGTAGGCGAGCCATTGAAATCGTTCAGCACGGCAAACCGGTCGGCGAGTACGAGGAACTGCGATTGCAGCACGCCCCCCTCGTTCTCAATACCCAGGCCGATACCGGCAGTGACGTATTGCCCAGCCTGGTTGACTTGGAGCTTCACGGACCACATGGCCGACAGCTCATCGCCCATATCGGCTACCGCTTGCTGTGTCGTCTCTATCGCGGACGTGTTATCGCCTACCGCCGCCTGTAGTTGCTGCGTCGTCTGAGCGACCGCACTGAATTCCTCTGCTATGACTCGCTCGATCTCCGTAATAGAAGCGCCGATCTCATCGTCCACAGTGGCTTTCAGCTGGGTAATGCGCTCGACAAGCGCGTAGTCCTCACTTGCGCGGGTACGCACCTCCTGTGCGAACTGAGCCGTTGCCTCAGCGCCTCGCAAAGCATCCGCCAGTTCGCCCTCTCCGTCATCGTCTCGGTAGGTAGCCTGCAGAACGGCCAGGCTCGAGGCCGTGGCCGTCACGATCCCGTCGAGCACGCTGATGCCAGCCGTGTTCTCCGCGACCTGAACCGCGAGGCCGTTGGCCGTCTCGACTACCTGGCCAACGTCCATCCACAGATTGTCGTTCGGCGGCGCGTTGCTACCGTCAGGCGCTGCCGGGACATCTACAAGCGCCTGGTACAACCTCCGGCCATTAGGGCCACCACGAACAGCCTCGCCTTGCGCGTAGGCCTGATCGGGGTCGTAGGCCAGCGCGTCGACGGCTTGCGATACCGCATCCTGGATGCGTTCGTTGACTGAGCCGGGGCCGTCGCCGTCGATCAGGTCGATTCGGTCGAGCAGGTTCTGGCCGAGCTCGGTTTCGGTGATCTGGCCGGTGATGTACTCAAGGATTGCCGAGGCGTCGGCGCTCGACTGACCCATTACCCAATCCGACCACGGCCCAATGTTTCCGGTGCGGTCGACAAGGCGAGCCCGGAACCAGAACGTCACGCCGGCGGCAAGGCCGGTCATGGTGTGGGTGTTGGCTGGGTAGGCGAACTGCCCCAGAGAAAGCGCAGTGGCTTCGTTCTGGCTGGTGCCGTACTGGATATCCGTGTACGCGGTATCAGCGGCTCCCTCTGCCGGGAAGCCCCAGCGCAGGGAGATGCCAAAGATTTCCGGCACGGTATTCAAGTACGCCACGGCCGGCGGCGGAGTGGTCTTGCCCTCCAGCGTGGTCAGGTCTGAGGTACGCCAGATCGAGGTGATTTCCATCGCGCTGATCGCTCGCACTCGCGCCAGGTACTGCCCTGCGTAAATGCCGGTGACATCCACGCCCAAGGCTCCCACACGAGGCAGGCGAACCCAGTTGCCGTCATCCTTTTTCCACTCGACGTCATAGGCCACAGCGCCACTGACTGCCGGCCAGCTGATCGTCATGGTGCTGACGGCAATTCCCTGATCCACCGCATTGAACGTAGTCATACTCACGCTCGCCGGTGGATCAATCACACCAGTCGGCAGCACGCTCACCGGACGGGTTTCCAGCTTTGCGCCAGTGTCGATCGCTGCGAACTTGCTCGGCTCGTACTGCAGCGCGGTGATCTCGAATACCCCCTGCTCCGGCCGGCTGACTTTCATCACGCGATACAGCGGCACGGCAAGATCGTCGGCATCCAGCGCCCACACCAGCTGCGTCTCGGGTTGTTCGCTATAGGCGGTGGTAACCGTCACGGCGCGGCCGGAAACGCTCTGCACGGTACGCCCCTCGGCCTTTCCACTGGGCAGGTTCACGATCAGGCGATCGCCTGGCTTGGCTTGTGTATCGCGATCGAGCGTAACCACACGCCCCGCCACCGTACTGATGCGCCCACCGATCTCCCGTCCAGCGAGGAGCGAATCCGCAATCGGGATGACGTAGCCAGGCAGCGGAATCTGGCCGTCCATGCCGACCCGGAATGTCACGGTGCGGTCCTGACTGTTGGTCAGCAGCGCCCATTTCCCGCGCCTCTGCGCCTCGCTCTCTCGCGTGCAGCCGATGGCGCTGATCTCGACCGGGTTGTCGCCATATCGCAGCTGCAGGCGTTTATCGGTGGATACCGCCACGTCCGTGTCGTAGTTGTTCGCCGGGTTGTCGTAGCTCACCAAGGCGCGGCTGTAGCGGGTGCGCTCGCTGGCTGAGCCGTAGCTGAACCGGCCATCGATGACGTTGGCGCGCGTGAACGCAAAGTCGAAATCGGTCGCGCGCGGGATGTCCGCCTGGACGCGAAGCTGCCCCTGCGCCCAGTAGGTCATGCCACGGTAGATTGCGGACAGGTCGCGCAACAACTCCCAGGCACCGGTGCGGCTCTGCAGGTTGAAGTTGCAGATGTGACGCGGCTCTTGGCCGCCCTTTCCGTCCGGCACCAGCTGATCACAGTATTGCGCGATGCGATACATCTCCCAGCGATCAACCATCCACGACTTGATGCGCTTTCCGACGCCGAAGCGATCGTTCGTCACGATGTCGTAGGTGTGCCAGACCGGATTGTCGGTCCAGGCCTGCTTCATCGTGCCATCCCAGATACCGCTGTAGGTTCGGGTGGCTGGATCGTAGTTGCTTGGCACCTGCACGCGGCGCGCACGGCACTCCACGGTCACCTGCGGAATGTTCGAGAACTGCTCGGCGCTGAACTCGATGAACAGCAGCGCGGTGTTCGGGTAGCGAAGCTTGGCGTCGATCACGTCGGTAAAGCCGGCGATGATCATCGTGTCCGCATAGCGGTTGCTGTTCTGGTTGGCGGTCAGACGACGGACGCGGATCTGCCAGCCACTCGAAGCTTCAGGCAGGTCGATACGACGCGAGCGCTCATAGCGGCTGGTGGTCTTCCCAGACACGGCCTCATTCAGCACCTCGACGTAAGGGCCGCCATCGGTGGCCACGTCTACCGCATAACGGATCGTGTAGCCGTTGACGTTGCCCTCGTTGTCTTGAGCCTGCAGCGCCGGCCAGGCGAAGCGAAGGCGCACTGCAGACAGCTGAGTGTTGCTGACAGAACGCACCCACGCGGCATCGCTGCGCAGCTCGGTGTTGATCGTGGTCTCGTTCTCGATCGAGGGAATGCCAGGGATGTACGACTGATCAACCGAGCCCGGCCGCCAGTCCCAGGTCACGCCGGTGAAGTTCAGCCCGCCATCAGCGTTGGCCAGCGGCGTGTTGTCGAGATAGATGTTCCGCGCATCCGGGGTTTCGTCGAACTCTCCCTCTCCCACGGCGATCAGGATTTTCGCCC